TCCGACCGGTACGGACGGTTCCGAGACGCCGATTGCGTACAGCATCTACCCTGTGGTGACTGCTTCCGGCGAGACCAAGCAGACCGCGGTCATCGCCAACAGCGCGCAGCTGAACGGCCACTGCATCGCCTGGCCGGCGGGTATCACCGACGCGCAGAAAGCCAATGCCGAGCAGGCGCTCGCTCTCTTTGGGATCAAGGTCCGCAATTAACCGCGGCCCCGCCGCATCCGGTCACACAGCCCGCCTCTGAGCGGGCTTTTTCTTTTTCAGGAGCCTGTTTATGGCAGATGTTCTCGACATCTTCGACGGAGACGCGTTCTCGGTCACTCGCATGTCGGACGCGATGCGGGAAGTGAAGTACGTCCCCGGTTTCGTGTCCAAAATGGGTCTGTTCCAGACCTCGTCCATTGACACCCTCGACATCGCGATCGAGAAAGACGCTGAAGACAACATCTTCATCGTTCCGGCGTCCCCGCGCGGCGGCGTTGGCAAGACCTTCGGCCGTAACCGCCGCTCGATGCGGAAGCTCTCGGTCCCGCACTTCCAGGTGGACGACGCGATCTATGCTGACGAAGTTCAGCAGGTTCGTGCGTTCGGCGAAGAGCGCGCCCGCGAAACTTTTCAGTCTCGCATCGCGCGTCGCGGCGCCGAAGTTCGGCAGTCTTTCGCGTTGACCGAAGAATTTCACAAGCTCTGCGTCATCACCAAGGGCCAACTGCTCGACGCCAACGGCGACGTCCTCTACGACTACTACACCGAGATGGGTGAGTCCCAGTCGGACGAAGTCGACTGGGACCTCGACGCGGCCAACCCGGCGGACGGCGTGCTTCGCCAGAAAGCAACCAATCTGACGCGTGCGATGGGCACTGCGCTCGGCGGTCTGCCTTTCACCGGCATCGTCGCGTTTTGCGGCGACGACTACTACGATGCGCTGGTCAAGCACAAGGAAGTCCGCGAGACTTTCAAGGGGTACAACGCTGCAATTGCGTTGCGTCAGGCGGTCATCGACCCGAGCAACCAGAGCGTCCAGTCCGGCGCTTGGGGCATGTTCCAGCTCTACGACATCACCTGGGTGAACTATCGCGGCGGCCTTGATGTCGGCATCGAGTCCGACGAAGCAAAGTTCGTGCCCATGGGCGTCCCGGGCCTCTTCCGGTCTGTTTTCGCGCCGGCTGACTACATCGAGACGGTCAATACGCCCGGCCTCGAAATGTACGTCAACCAGTTCCGCATGCAGAACAACAAGGGCATTTCGCTCGAATACCAGAACAACGTCATCCACTACTGCACGCGTCCGCGTGTGCTGATGCGCGGGCGCATGACCTGACATGAGCGTATTCTCGGAACTGGAAAGACTGGTGTCGGCCGCGGTCGATGAAACCATGTCAGAACGTATAAGGATCGAGCCGAAAAGGGCCGGCCAGTATCTTTCCGGTCCCGCGGATCCAGACCGCGCCCCGATGGTAACTCTCGGGGCGCCGGACTTCGACCCGGTGACCTTGATCGCTCAAGACACTGGCAAGTATGACGGCCTTCGCCCCGCAGTATCGGGCGAAAAGCTCCATGTCTCCTTTGATGAGGCTCCCTTCCCGGATTGGAAGCCGCGTCAAGGTGACGTTTTGGTATTTCTGGACCGACCCGGCCAGCCGAGCGTGTCTGTTTCGCGCATCGATCCTGACGGCTTTGGGCGGTTCGTCTGTGTTTGCACAGCCGCATGGGGTGAATAAATGTCGCTCGTCGCGCAAGCCATGGTGATGACTGTCACCCGCGCGTTGCGCGGGCAGACTTGGGCGGCAGACCGAGTCTACGAACAGCCGATCAATCCGCTGAAGTTCGCTCTTTCGGGCCCGGATAACGGCGGAAAGCCGATGCTGGCGGTCTATGTCGAGCATACGACCGGGGCGCCCCGCGGGCTGGAGCTGCAGCACGGTATCCAGTCGATGTGCATCAAGATCGTGGCTTACGTCCCGCCGGTGGTGCGAGTTGTGGAGGGTGGCGAGACGCTCGCCTTCAACAACGACAGCGCCGCCTTGGTGCTCAACTTGATGCAACGACAGGTGCTGAACCATTTGCAGACTGGCAACACACCCTGGGTTCAGTTGTTTCGCAAGTTGTCTGCCGGTGCCAGCGAGAGGAAGAGTCGCTTCCTGCTAATCGAGTTTGAAGACGGTGTGCGACTTCCGAGCGCCGAGATGACGATCGACCTGCAGTGCGCGCCGGAGCCGAACATCGGCGAAGCTCTGAAGGGCCCCTGGCTCACGCTGGACGGGCTGCTTCGCGGCGAAGGTGAGGGGGAGATTGCCGATCTGATCAAGGCGTCGGTCGAGGCCGGCGGTCAGGTCCCTGACTGGGCGCTTTTGCAGGCGCAGTTGAACTTGTCCGACGAGGCGTATCTGGCTTCCGGCCTTGCGCCGTTGGCTGTGGGCGAAGATGGCGAGGCGGCGACGCTCATTGACGTAGAGATCGACACGCAGATCGAGGTCACCCCTCCGCAGGTGCCGTGATGGATTCAGTTGTTGGTGTTCTCCGGGACGTGCTGGAGCGGCTGCAGGAAAGTAACCGCCGCCTGGCCGGCGTCGAGATGCGCGGCAAGATCCCGGAAAACGGGATCGACGCGGCGAAAAAGAAAATTCGTGTCGTGCTCGGCAAAACGCCCGAGGGCGAAGATGTTCTGTCGCCATGGGTGCCTGTTAAGCAGGTAGCAGGAGCGCTGAAACTGCACTCCCTGCCTTCTGTCGGGCAGGTGATGTCGATCCGTTCTGAGACCGGCGACATCGAGCAAGGCGTCGCCGAGCCGTTCCATTGGTCGGACGACAACCCTGCGCCCTCCGACGATCCGGAGGAGCATCTGCTGCAGTTCGGTGACGTGACCGTCTCCCTCAAAAGTGGGGGGTTGCGGGTTTCTGTCGGCGGTTGTGTCTGGGACTTCACGTCGAGCGGCTTTGACCAGACCGGCGGCTCGATCCAGCACGACGGTGTGCCGATCGACAAAACGCACGTCCACAAGGATGTTACGTTCGGCCCGGACCTTTCCGGCCCGCCGAATAAATAATTGGAGGGCCAGATGGCGGATATCGATGCACGTACGGGCGCGGCTTTGCAGGGTTTCGGGGAGATCGAACAGAGCATCGAGACGATCTTAACGACGCCGCAAGGTACTCGAGTGATGCGCGAATGGTTTGGCAACCCTGGACTCAAGCTGCTCGGCCAGAACATGACACCCGATACGGTTTTGCTTTGGTACACCATTGTTTGGGCGCTGGTGGAGCTCTTCGAACCGCGCTTCAAGATCCGGCGCTTCGAGACAACGGATGCTGATCGGCTCGGCGAGCTAGGCGCGACTATGGTGGGGGAGCATCGACCTTACGCACACTTAGGTTGGAAGCAGGCAGCGCTTTACGTTTCCATCAGTGGCGGTGCGGTGCGAATTCAGGCGGGCGCGTAACATGACACGCTTTTCTACCGACGGGCTGCCCCGACCGATCGTCACGCAACCCGTGGACTTTGAGCGCGCTTTCCAGCGCCGCATCGGCGAATACGCCGACAAAATGAAGGCCGGCGGGATCGACTATGATGTAGATAACCTTGAAATCAGCCCGGCAGTGATCGCTGCCCAGGCGGCCGGCTATGGTGACATGTATTTCGCCGCTGCGCTCAATGATGCTGCCCGGGCGATCCTTTTGCCGAGCTTTGCCGAGAAAACGGACCTCGACCTTCAGGCGGCACGAGCCGGTATAGAGCGGCTCGAAGGCGAGCAGGACGCCGCCTTGCGCGAACGGATCCGCCTTGCCTGGAAAGGCAAGTCAGCCGCAGGTCCTGACGATTACTATAAATCGGCCGCCCGGAATTTTTCGCCGCTGATCAGGGACGTGGCAGTCACCGCCGAGACGCGGAATTTCTCGGAGCGCGTGCTAATCCTGTCCGTCCTGACGTCGGACAATGACGGAGTGATTTCGGAGGATCTGCGCAGCGCCCTTCAGGCGGCTCTCAATGATCCAAGCTTTCGCAGCCGCAACGTCACGGTCGAGGTCGTGGCTGCCGTGATATCCGCCAAGGATGTCTCGGCTCATATCTATCTCTATCCCGAGACGCCGGACACTGTCGTGGATCAGGCGAGGGATGCGCTGATCGCGGCTTTTGCCGAGGATCAAAAGCTCGGCTTTGACCTCACCCGGTCCTACGTCGAAAAGCACTTGCACCGTCCCGGGGTCCAGCGTGTCGAGCTGCAGGGCTGGACGGATGCCTATGCGGAGTTCAACCAGGCCATCCGCCTCGGCAGTATCACACTCACTCTCTTCCGGGTAGCTTCATGAGCGCAAGCGTCCTGCCGCCGAACGCGTCGCTGGTGACGACGGCTTATGCTAGCATCTGGGATAGCTGGAGCGATTTCGGCCCGATGATCGGTACGCTCAAGAATTACGGCATCACGATCACTCCCTCTGATTGGGTGCCGTGGTTCATTTGGGACTACGGCCTTGAGGACGTGGTGCCGTATGTGCGCGACTATACCCGCGTGCTCGCTGAAGGCCCGGCCTGGCTGCGCACGCGCGGCACGCCGGCCGGCATCTCGACCGGGATCAGCTTCGTCCAGTCGGCCGGCATCGTCGCGGCCTCCGACCAGCGTCACCAGTGGTGGGAGTTTCAGGTCAGTTTTGATCAGCCGCCGTCAGACGTCGCGCAGATCCAGCAGCTGGACGGCATCATTCGTCTGTCGAAAGCGTCTGAGGATGAGCTGTTTCGGATGTTCAGCCCCGGCGCGGATTATCGCCCCGTGCGGATGGACATGCACCGCATGGATGACGGGCTGATGGATGCCTATTCCGGCGTGCGGCTCTGGGATGGCGGGCCGCTGATCAGCTTTGGCTGGGCCAATTCCATCGCCACGGATTTCGGCGCGTCCTCGATCGAGGGCGTCGAGGTGACGGTCTCGATCGACCTCAGCTGGTTTGATGGCATGCGGATGGACGTGGATCGCATGGGCACCCGGCCGGAGAGCCTGACGGCCACCGCCGCCGAGCTGGACGTCTCGACCGACACTTACGCCTTTGCCGCCGACAGCTGGCCTGTCGTCTGGCCGACGAGCTGGGAGGCGGCTGCGGAGCCGGCCACCCTCACCACATCCTGGGAGATCCTATGAGCGCCACCACTCTTGTCACGCGCGGACGTGAGGTCATGGCCGAGGCCCTGTCGGGTCTGACCTTTCTCGCGGCGCTTTCTGCCGGCGATCCGGACTGGGATGCCGCCTGGTCGGAGCCAAACCCGCCTTCGCCGGATCTCGGCGCCACCGGCATCCTCGATCTCATCGGCTATGTCCGTCCGACGATCGTCGATTTCGTGGCGGCCGATCCGGCGGGCGCAATCATCACCGACGACGGCGCCCGCTATGCGACCAGCGCCAGCCGCACACGCTATCTGCGGATCCGCATCTCGATCCCGGCCGGCGCCTATCCCGGTGTCACGGTGCGCGAGGTGGCGCTCTTTGCGCATCCGACGATCGCCGCTGGCGTGCCCGGTGGTCAGACGATCCTTGCACCCGCCGATGTCGAGGACGCCGGAGACCTGGTGCACCTCTCCTGGCTGGAGCCGCAATTTCTGTCCGCCGGTACGGCGTACGCACGCAACGTCATTCTGAGGGTCTGAGCCGCATGGTCACGCTCACCAACTACTTCAACCGTCGGCTTTTGGCTGGCTTTGCCGCCAAGGGTTACGCGCGTCTCCTGTTTCGCGGAAAACAGTTTGTCGAAAGTGGCGAGCTGAATGAGACGCAGGACCTGGTCTATGACCGTCTCGCCGCTGTCGGCAATGCGGCGCTGGGTCCGATCAGTCTGCGCGAAGGCGGCGCGATCATCATCGACCAGGGCGCCGGCACGGTACGGCTGGGGGCTGCCACCGTCTGGGCCGGCGGCTATATGCTGTCGGTCCCGGAACGTCTGCTGACCGGCGTGCCGATGGAAGGCACGGTCACGATCGGCGTGGCACTGACCGAGACTGTGGTGACCGAAATCGAGGACGCCCAGCTTGTGGGCATGGTGCCGGATACCGCCAGCCAGGGCGAGCCGCTGGCCGCTCGCATTCGTCCGGATGCCGAATGGGCGCTGACCGGCACCCCTTTCTTCCCGCTCTACACGTTGGTGGGCGGCGCACTGCCGAACGAGGTGCTGCCGCCGCAGGACACGGCGGCGGAGCTGGCCGTCGAGCGCCATGTGCGTGAGACGCACGGCTCCCACATCGTCGAAGGGTTTGATGTGGTCGCCGAAGGCTTCAGCGGCGGCAACCAGGTGTTTACGATCCGGGCCGGCACACTGCGCGCCGAGGGGCGCCGTGTGACCCGGTCCGTCGATCAGCGCTACACACGCGCCGAGGATGCGGACGTCGTGCAGGTCAATGGCGAGCCGCAGGTCTATCCGGCCGGCGGCGTCGTGACGCTCAACAATTCGCCGATCGACAGCGTGCAGACGGTCACCGTCATCAAGGAGGTGACCGAGACCGTTACGCACCAGCTGTCCGGCGGACAGGACGCGCTGGCCAATACGCCGGTCTACCAGATCATGTCCGTCACCCAGGGCGGCACGACCTATGTCGCCACGACGGATTACACGCTCACGGCCGACAAGGTGTCTTGGGCACCGGCAGGGGCGGAGCCGGCGCCGGGCTCCACCTACAGCGTCACCTATCGCTATGTCGCAACCGTCGTGCCGAGTGCTGTCGGCCGCAATACGATCACGCTGCCGGCCGCCGTCGTCGGCCAGCCGGTGTCGATCAATTACCGCTACAAGCTCAAGCGCATCGACGTGCTCGCCATCGATCTCGACGGCCAGGTGGTCTATCTCAAGGGCCGCTCGACC